TTCGTTGTTCTTGTAAACAATGCATCGGTTGTCGTCTCGAAAATAGTAGACAATGGGCTGTCCGTGCTGTTCACGAAGCCCGTTCTTCGTCTTCTGCTTATTTCGTTACTTGCACTTTTGACGATTATTATTTGCCACGTGATAAAAGCTTAAGTAAGAAATTTCATCAGACATTTATGAAGAATCTTCGTCGTGAGTATGGCAGTGGTATTCGCTTTCTCGGCTGTGGTGAATATGGTGAACTTCATGGTCGCCCCCATTATCATTACATTCTTTTTAATATTGATTTTGATGACAAAATCTTTCGGTTCCGTACAGACGGTTATAACACTTATACTTCTCCTCGTTTTGCCAAAGTATGGAAATACGGTATGCATCTTATTGGTGAGTTTAGCTTTGATTCTGCTGCCTACGTCGCTCGCTATATAGTTAAAAAACAAACAGGTAAAGACGCTCCTTCTCACTATAAAGGTCGCATTCCTGAATTCATGGTTGCATCTAATCGCCCTGGCATCGGTGCCCGTTGGCTTGAAGAACATGGCGAAGAATGCTATGCTAACGATTATGTTGTTATCAACGGTAAAAAGATGCGTCCTCCTCGTTATTATGACAAAAAATTTGACGAAACACATCCTCACTGGATGGAGTTTATTCGTAATAACCGTATTGAGAAGATGCTGCATAACTTGGAGAACAATACTTTTGAGCGTCTTGTTGATCGCTGTCGAGTCCAAGAAGGTAAATATAAACATTTTCTCGGTAGAAAACTTGACAAGGTATTGTGATTGTGTTATCATTAAGTCGGAAATGAGGTGATGCCTATCAGTGAACTTGAAGCTGTTAAAAATTTTTGTCGTGAGCGTAATATTTCTTTTAATTACTCTTTTCGTGGCAGTAAATATGCCGCTTACCGTCTTAAGCCTGATGATTCTAGGGTTATTCGTCTTGATAATGACTATTTTGTTATATCAGCTGCGCTTTATCTTATGATTCGTAGGTATTTAGTTGCATTTAGAAAAGGAGATGATTCCGCTGAAACTTTATTCCATTTATGATTCCAAGGCTGAACAGTTCAGTCCTCCGCAGGTTTATCTCAATGATATGCTCGCTCTTCGAGCTTTTGAAGGTATAGTTAACGATGATAAAATGCTTATTAAAAAGTATCCTGAAGACTTTTCTCTTTATTATCTTGGCAATCTTGGTGACGGCGACGGTTGCTATTACATTGAGAATTGTGACGAGTCCCGTGTTCCTGTCCTCATTGGTCGCGCCATAGAGTATGTGCGGACCGTTGACAATGACTCTACTGTTTGATAATCTAATAAAGAGCGTATCAGAAAAAGGACGATCTCACAGAGATCGCCCTTTTTTTGTACGCCACGCCCGCCGCGTCTAGGCGCCTGCGAAAGGAGGTGAAACTATGAAATTTAAGACAGCTTACGATCCTGTAAAAGAACATGATCATTGCGGCATTGAATTTACCATGCCCTCTCTTACGGTTCAGGACGAGAAAGAGGAAACTGATATCAATTACATCGTAAATAAGTATGCAGACGGTCAGAAAGGTATCATGACTCTTGACCTCGGCGATAGTTCGCAATACGCTTACCTGCAGTTCGGAGATGCAACGCTTCCCGGCGACTACAGTACAGCGCTTGAGCTTGTTTCTGGAGTTCGTGAAGAATTCTACAGTTTACCCGCGTACGTTCGAGCAAAATTCGGGCACGATCCTATGAATTTCATCGACCATTTGAATGATCCTGCAACGCTCGAATACCTCCAACGACAAGGTCTGTATGGTAGCAAATATACCTCCGACAAACCACAACAGTCCGTAAGTAGTAAACAAACACAAGAAAAAAGTAATACTTTAGAACAAAATAATGAAGAAAGACAAAAATAGGCGTCACCGAAGCCAGTTACTTACTTGATGTAACTGGCGTAGGTGACGCAAAAATAATCTAAAACCTAAGAATGATTTGCTTTAGGATAATTCTTAGGTTTACACTTCGAAGAAGGTGATATTTTGGCTCGAAAAAAAATAAGAGTTCGAGGACATCGCTTTAGCGATGCTCCTGCAATGTACATGAAAAGGACTAAATTCGACCGTTCTCATGTTTATAAAACAACTTTTGACTCAGGTAAGCTTATACCTGTATTTGTTGACGAGGTTTTGCCTGGCGATACTACTCGTATGTCTGTTAATTACTTCGCTCGTTTGGCTACTCCTATTAAACCTATTATGGATAATATTTATCTGGACTGGTTTTTCTTTTTTGTACCAAACCGCCTCGTTTGGGAACACTGGCAGAATTTCTGTTTTGAGCAGGAAGACCCTGATGATAGCACTGATTATGTTATCCCTACTGTTCCTGCTACTGGTAACTCTGAAAATGCCTATATAGGTTCTCTTTGGGACTATTTCGGCTTGCCCGTGAATACGCCTGGTAATATATCTGGTATTAGCGCTCTTCCATTTCGTGGTGTTTACCTTATATGGAATGAATGGTTTAGAGACGAAAACCTCCAGAAATCCGTCAAGATTCAGAAAGGCGATACCAACGAAGTTTTGAACTCTGCCCGATCTTCTGATCAACCTGCTTGGGTTTTTACATCTGGTACTAACATCGTTCCTGGCTTTGCCTGTCCTCCTCGTGGTAAACGTCATGACTATTTCACTTCGGCACTTCCTTGGACACAGAAAGGACCTGGCGTTTCTATAGGTCTTGCCGGTACTGCATCTATAGTCGATCCTTCGCCTACGGCTGGTTATCTGCTCCACAGCACTTCTGATCAGCTTGCCGCTGTTTCCGCTTATGCTGGCGATGCCTCTTCTTCTGGTGGCGATAGGGTTGCTCACGGCAGTGGATCTATAGAATTCAATAGAAGTGACTCTGACTGGAGTAGTGTAGGTGGCTTTGCTGGCAATACGTCTTCTATGATTACTATGTCAGCTCAGCCTTCTTCTGGTTTTCTTGCTAATGATTCTTATGTTGATTTGGACACTTCAAGCATCTTTACGATCAACAGTCTTCGTACTGCTTTTCAGATGCAGAAGTTCTATGAACGCCTTGCCCGTGGTGGTAGTCGGTATACAGAAGTGCTTCGCTCTTTCTTTGGCGTAGTTTCTCCTGACGCTCGTCTTCAGCGTCCTGAATTTCTTGGCTCTTTTACCAAAATGGTAAATGTCAATCCTATAGCTCAGACTTCTGCAACCGATGACACTTCTCCGCAAGGTAATCTTTCTGCTTATGGTGTTACTGCCGCTAAGTTTCATGGTTTCACTAAATCTTTTGTTGAGCATGGCTATATTCTTGGTTTTGTATGTGCTCGTGCCGATCTTACTTACCAGCAAGGTATTAACAAGATGTGGCTTCGCTCTACTGTTTATGACTTTTATTGGCCTACATTTGCCCATCTTGGCGAACAGGCTATTGAGCTTCGTGAGATCTACGCTCAAGGCTCTGAAGCTGATACTACTGTTTTTGGCTATCAAGAAAGATATGCCGAATATCGCTATAAACCTTCGCAGATTACAGGTAAGTTCCGTAGCTCTGTAGTTAATGGTTCTTTGGATAAGTGGCACCTGTCCCAGTTCTTTAATAATGCCCCAACTCTTAACGAAGAATTCATAGTCGAAAATCCACCTATTGAGCGTATTATCGCTGTTCCCAGTGAACCTGAGTTTTTGCTTGATATAGGCTTCCGCTACACTACTGTGCGTCCTATGCCTATGTTTGGTACGCCCGGCCTTGTTGATCACTTCTAGAAGGAGTTGGTTTTATGTCATGGCTTTCTGATACTTTAGGCAGCGTAGCTGGTTCTGTTTTTGGATCTGCTGTGCAAAATCATTATAATTCCGCTAATGCCGCACAGGCTAACCAGTGGAATGTTGAGAACTATAAACATCGCTATCAATGGGCTGTAGAAGATATGCGCAAAGCTGGTCTTAATCCTATTCTTGCTGCAACTAATGGTATAGGCGGTTCTATATCTGGAGCTTCAGCTGCTTCTGTAGGTATGAGTGACATTGGTTCTACTATGAACTCTGCTAAAGCCGCTAGTGCCGCTGAAAGGCAGGCTAAGAACGCCGAGCATCTTGCAGTATCTCAAATTGAAAAAAACGTCGCAGAAGCCGATTCTGTGCGTCAGAGTACCCATGGAACAGTACTCCAAAATGGTATTCTTGCAAATGATTTGAATCTTCGTGAGCAGACTTATGAAAAGCGCCTTGGTTACGAACTTGAAAAGATGAATTTGGAGCTTGAAAACCTTCGGCTTCAGGGTTCTTATCTTAGCTCTGGTGTTTTAAACAACATTGCTTCTGCTAATCGTGCTAATTCTGCCGCCGCTTTCGATAATATCCAAACTGAAATGGCAGGTATGGAACGTGATTTCTATAAAAATATTGAAAGTCTTTCAGGTGCTCCTAGGTCTGTCGCTAGTGGTGTTGGTTCTACTATCAAAAATGTTATAGGCTTCCTCGGAGGTCGCTATCTTGGAAGGAGATAAATTTTATGTCTAACAAAACTACTATGATTCTTACTTTTATTGTTTCTGTTGTTGTTCCCTTTATCCAGGAAGTTGTGGATCTAATTGAAGCTCTTAAAGGTAAAGCTTCTTCGAATACTGTGACTGCCAAAAAAGTTGCCTCTGACTTTCAAGCCGATGTTGCTCAACTTGTTGAGCCAGTTGCTAATAAGAACGATTCTAAAAAAACTAGCCGTTTTTTCGGTTCTTGGAGGGATGCTAAATGAAGCGACGTCGTTTATCTAAACGTGGTTCTCGCCGTCTTTTTCGGCGCACTTCCAGGTCTAGACGTAGAAATTTCAAGAGAGTAGGACGAGGTGGATTTAGGATTTGACATTCTGATTTAATCCTGATACAATCGGTACAGGTGATTAATATGGTTTGTTATAATCCTATTCTTATGTACCCGGTCGAAGGAGCGATTACTAAAAATGGTAAACAATATTATAGTTTTTACGGTAGCCTTGCCTCTCACCCTGAGCTTGCTAGCGATAGCCGTTTCATTCGTTGTTCTTGTAAACAATGCATCGGTTGTCGTCTCGAAAATAGTAGACAATGGGCTGTCCGTGCTGTTCACGAAGCCCGTTCTTCGTCTTCTGCTTATTTCGTTACTTGCACTTTTGA